TGTGGAATATCAACCCCGCATCGGCCAAGCCTCAACTTTGGCACGGGGTGTTGTTGTACTATCTACACAGTATAATGTTGAGAAACCCCCGTTCGAAACCATCGCCCAGGCACAGAACAATGAAATGGCCGTCGCTTGTGCTCCGCACATGTATTGTATGCACGCGATCGAGTGTGATCCCAAACAAACCGTTGGAGGTGCTGAAAAGAATGTCTCAATTGCATTAGGAGATACCTCTGTTGAGCAGCGTCTCAATACGTGGGGACGGCTCCACGTTTGCACTGAGGGCCAGGCAGCGGCTGATGAAGGGTCTATAATTGGTGCTCTCTGGATAAGTTACGAAATTGCGTTCGATCAGCCTATTTTCGACGCGGGTCTCAACCTTTCATTGCCCCAAGATATCCACACCATAGGGCCGCTCAATTTTTCAGCTGGATCCAGGCCAAACGGTTATTCTTCATCCGCCGGCCCGACTGGTGGGTGGGTGCGCCGCTCTACTAGCACGCTTGGCAGTAACATCATTGTCAATGGTACCGGCGACACTTTCCTTATGTTTCCTGATTGGGTTAAGTCTGGCTTTTTTGAAATGCGGTTTAGTGTTCGTCCTCCCGCTGGTTGGTCAACTTCTGTCAATTTTCCGGGTGCTGATATATCATTGGTCGAGTATAACCCAATCACGGGAGCAGGGACCACAGGCTCAATTTTTGGAGTTCTCTGTCAGCCCTCTACAACCGGTTTTTCATCTGCCCAGCTTCGAGATACAGTGAGTGTTGGCCTCACTTTGCCAGCACAATGCACAGCCGTTGTTTATATTAACAATATCAATCAGCGCGCTATTGGACTCAGATTCAATGAATGGTTTGCCGGCTCCGTGACAAACTCTTTGTACGCACAGATAATTCTCACACAAATTAACGGCAATGTATTCTCTGGTTTTTCGAGATCTACTACTTTGCCCAACAATGTAGTTGAGACGTTGCCTACGATACCTCATTATTTTGATGAGGAAAAAGAGTGGGAGAAACCCGAGCGCTCCGAATTTCCAATCAAACCTCGTCTTGAAAGCTCTACCACTATAGAAGCGCGCCTTAAGCTTAATGACCAACAGTTTGATGGCGACACTATAGCTAAACT